ATCCTCCACCAGTAACTTCAGTATAACTAGCAGCGGTATCCCCAACAGCGGGAACTTTATTATTACTATATAATTTTAAAGTTAAAACTTCATTTAGAATTCCTTCTAAATATACTTTTTTGCTTACGCTAGGAACTAGTAATGTCATACTAAACTACCTTCCGCTCCGAAAATTACTTCGTTAATATTAATTAATGCAATAGTATTTATTTTAACATCAAATAACCAAGGCCACCATTTAATATTTTCGGGGTCCATACCATTTACATAATCACCAACTAACATTTGTCTATTAGGTAAACAAATATATAACATTTGTAAAATTGGGTCATTCAGCATTTGTATATATTTAAAATCATTTCTGTTTAAATTTTTCCATAAATTACTTACTTTCCAAGATAATTCAGGATTAATATATTTACCATTAAATAACATTATTCCCTTATAAGAAGAAACAATTAAATAGTCAATATTAGAGCCACCAGAATCAATAACGGTTGCTATACCATGAACAGGACAACCTATTGCTTGGTCAATTACTGTCATAGGCCAACTAGTAGGAACATCTTCATTATCGGCATATGAAACAGTTCTATTTCTTTTCATTACATAAAATAAATCTCTTAATTCTTGTGTATTTGTAATAGGATTACCATCTAAAGGAACTAATAAAAATCCATCAACTTGACTAATAGCTTCTGGTTCACCTACTGCACTTAAATAGCAAAGTGATATATCTGCGAAAGTAGTCCATAAAGCTAGGCGATTATGAAATAAATTTAATCCTGCACCTGCTGGAATTTCAGCAAAATTATCAAATAAATAATCTGCTGATTCTAATAAATCTGCATCAAAGAAAGAAATATTAAGTAAGGAAGTAGTAACATTATCATTAATAGTAGCATTAGGTATAAAGAAATATTCATATCCAGTAGTATTCCCATTATAATTTGTAATTACTTTAGTAGCTACAATATGTCGTTTAGTAATATGGCTCTGTGCCGAAATGGGCACAGTCGTAAAACTTACTGAAAGACTTGCACTAGTTGTAAATCCTGTAAATGCTGCTGGTTGTGATAACCAACCAGTATCAGATTCAAATACTACACCAAATAAATGAAATCCAGGGTCAGTATTACCTGCTGCACCATTAGCTACTGTAATATTACCAGTAGGAGGATTACCAGCAGCCTTACGTGCTGCAGTTCCATCTCCTTTATAAACATAAAGAAATTGGTTTTGTAACCCTTTCTCAATTGGTGGATTATTACCACCTTGAAGAAAACTTTTAAATGGTGTTATGTATGCGCGCCCTGCGAATGGAACGAAACCAAAATCTTCCATTCCTGCAATAGTTAATAATGGACCATGAATAGTTGTATCATTGACCGCGTGATATATTTTACCATCAACTCCATCATAAGTTAAAATGAGTAATGTATTTTTATCTTGAGTTATATAATTATATATACGAACTACATTTCCTATTGGAGCTACAGAATCTTGAAACCAATCTATACCAGGTCTAGTTACAACATCTTCACCTTCTGAAATTAAATTTTGACACGCAGAGAAATGGTCCTTTGGAACTTTTTCAGTATTCCCTCTATCCCAAAGACCATTAAATTTATTAATAATTATAGATTCATGTCCACGCATTATCGCATACCATGAGCACGACGTTTATAACTAGCTCTAAATGGTCTATGTCTAACCGGCATTTTCTGAGTAGCTTTAATTTCTATACCAGTTCCACGTTCTAATGCACCACCTGCTTCACCATTTAATGAATCTGAACGCGCTTCATCTTCATCTATATATTTTGCGCACAACGCTGCATTTCTATAATGGAGGAATGATTCTCCATTAATAATACCAATATTAGTATTTTCATCAGCTACTGTATTAAATAGTTGTGCAACATAATCTATTTTCAAATCATTATCTTGATTAGATTCTGGTAAATTAACTTCATTACCAATCCAACTCCATATACTAAATCTTGATATTGGTTCACCTTCTAAATAATGAGGAATAAAAGGCACAGGATTCATAGGAACATATGGATTAACTCCAGTAGCACGTTCCCATATTTCAGTAATAGTAACTAAATCACTAGGTAAAGCTGGAATTGTAACAAAATTTATGACTGTAATTCCAGCAGTAACAGTTAAAGTTGCTGAACTTTTCTTAGTTACTGGAATATTACCTAATTCGAATAGCTCCCGTAATTCTTTGAGAGCTATTCGAAGATAAGGTAATTGAACTGCGTAGGTATATTTCTGCTTTGCCGCATCGTTTAATAATGCAGCGGACGCGTCCATTACACTACCAGCAGTATAATCTGGTGTAGCCATAATTACTCAGCAAACTTAATTCCGAGTTTCTTAAGTTTTTCAGGGTCAATTACTGCTTTACAAGTTGAGCACATTGGGAATGATGGATTTCTCATAGTTCCGCAAGCAGGACAACGTTCTAATCCAACTCGTGAAAAATCTTCCATCCAATCTTTATCAGTGACTCCCATTTCGCGTGCAGCTAATCTCATATCATCTGAAATAGCTAATGGATTTCCATTAGTTCTTGACCAATATGAATCAGCTAGTTTGATTAGAACATTATACCAACGTTTTTGATTAGCTAATGCCCTATCAAGCATTGTTTTATGTTTTGTCTTTAATGCATCCTTATCAATTGAACCTGGAATAAAGAAAATTCCGGGAACAGCATCACTCATATCACAACCGAGAAGTCCATTGCAATAATCATTTACAATGGAATCTGCTATTTGAATTGATGATACAGGAATTTCAAGTAAAGGTTGTTCTTCTCCTACATCTTTCCACCAACTAGATGGTCCAACTACTAATAATGCAGGATTTTCATAAGAACCAGGAGACAATTCAAATGTAGAAGGAGTGAGTGTATATTTTACTTCACGAATTGGTTTTGGAAGAATAGAAACAACTGTAGATTTATCTAATGGATTAGTAGGCGAGCGCATTGTTATACGCTGATTTTCTAATCCTGGAAAAGCTCCTACCATCGCCATAATTAACTCTCTTTCTGTTCTTTCTGATAAGGATTAACTACTCCGGTTTTATAAGCTAACGCATCACCTACGTTTGTTTCATTACCAAATAATTCTTCATGAATTTTCTTTAATCTAGCTTTTTTAACATCAGGTTCCTCTGAATTATCAACATACTTAGCTAAACTTGATTTACCTTTAACCGCGTTAACTGTATTAATGATTAATTGACACGCTTCTAATTTAGGTGGTAATGGATTTCCTTTATTATCTTCAAATGTCCATAAACATTCGTAGGAAATTTTCTTACCAGCCAATTCAGCTTGTTGAAGTTCAGGAACTAAAACCAGTTGTTCAAGAATAAATCTATCCCTGATATAGGTATATTTCTTACGTTCTTCAATAACAGGATGAATATATTCAATTCCCCCATCACTAAACTTAACTAATCTTTTTTCGTATTGGTCTTCACTCCATACAACACGCCAAATAGGGTCTCCTGTTACAGTATCAATACCAAATAAATCTCTAAGTTCTTTATTAAGAATTTCAATAGGTCTAATTAATAACCCCGGCATGTTCACTCCTTTCTATTTGTTTTGTTTCAACAGGTCTAGGCATCGGAAATGTTATAGAACCAGTTCCACAAGTATCATATGTAACAAACCATTTTCCATCTACATAGTTAGGCCAAACAACTGTTTGAACCATATGACCAACTTTAATAGTTAAATCACAATAAAGTTCAAAACCCACTGCACGCGCTCTATTAAAAAATGAAATATCATCACACCAATGGTCTTTTTCTAATTCACCTAATCTAACCCAAGGCTTTTCCATTCTTTTAAAAACTTCAGTTTTAATTAAAACTGCACCTAATCCACAATTTTCAATTTTAATTAATTCATGTTGACTATCATCAGGATATAACCAATGACATTTACCTTCATTATCAGAATAGTCAAAAATAATAGGTTGATGAGGATATTGTCTCATAAAATATAGAGCAGTTACAATATCTTTATCATGAACCATTAATTTCCTAAGCATATCAGGAGGAAATGCAACGTCATCATCAATAAAAAGAATATGAGTGCAATTATGTTCTAATGCTTGTTCAATCATTAAATTACGATTTCTTGCAGGTGATTGACCGCGTGCAAAAGTACAAATAGTTCCTTCAGGTTTATCTAACATATTATAATAATCATAAAAAGAATCATTACGAGAATATCCAGCAGTAGGAACCGCGACTAAAATTTTTGGAATGTTCATATTTAATGCTCCATTTTGAATATAATCCGTTGCCCTATTTAATTCTCTACCTAATTCACTTCTTTTTGAAACCAGTTTGATAGTTTTTCCTGTTGGTTTCTTTAATTTATAAAGTTTTTCATGAGTTTTAGAAACAAACTCAGTTTTACCTTGAACAGCTAAATCACCAAATCCACGTAAAGGAATTCCACATTCCATGCAATGTTTCTTAACTTGTTTAGCAAAATCTGGCATTGGTCTTTTCCACCAACCAGATTCTACTTTCAATCCGGTATCAGGATATTCAGGATTACTTTCATATAACATAGATTGTGCACCTGCTAACTCACAAAAGAATGCGCGTAATTCTTTTCTGAATGTGCATACCATTGCACTCCATAATTGATTAATATCACAGTTATCAATTAATGCCCATTTTTGTCCTTCTGTTAAATCTTCCATATCTTTTAATGCAACATATGGAGGAGAATGACGTGAATCTTGTAACCCAATAGGATTACATTCTGGCCAATCTCGTTTCATTTCTTTATATGCTTCGTCACTACAATGAACATTAAGATTACTTACTGAAGGATTAAAGGTTCGTCTACAAAGCTCTCCATGTCCACGCAAATTATTACTCCAAAGTCCCCGTTGTTCAAAAGGGATAATAGATGTAAATATCTCGCATATTCGCTTAAAGTTGGGATGTGTGGTTGGATTTCCTCCAAATATTCCGATAACTCCATAATAATCCTTTAATGATTCACAAGCAATTTCAAATTGTTCAGAATTCATAAAAGTAGGTTTACCAGCAAGATTAGAACCTTGCGTGCAACCTATACATGATAAATCACACGCGCGCGTAATATGAATTTGAATTATTCCATTTCGCCATGTAGGTCTATAATCTGCTGGTGCTTTCATAATCTAACCCAACCAATACTTTCAATTATGTTAGAAGAAGGAAAAAATTCATTAAATGCTTTTCTTACGCCTGGCCAACCTTCTTGTGTATAATCATGACAAGCAATAATTCCATTTAGTTTAATAATTTTTAAGGCATTATTAATATCTTTCTTTACAGAATTATATAAATGACAGCCGTCAATAAATATAAAATCGACTTTTAATTCAATTCTATCCAAAAACTCATCAAATTCCCCTCTGAAAATTGTTAAATTATTACAATCTTTTGTATTTTCTAAAAATTGATGCATTAAATTAGTATCAGCAATGAATTCTACCGAACCATCTTCTCTATAGAATGCTCCATTCCAAGGGTCTACAGCGTAAACTAATCCTTTACAATTATCTAATAATGCTCTAGTAGAACGACCTTTATATGAACCTATTTCAACGATAGTATTTGATTTAGAAGCTATTTCTGCTAACCACATAAGTTCTTTGAGGGACATCCAACCGTCTATTTGATTTGCACGTTGGATGTCCCTCTCTTGAACTATCATTATACAGCACCAGCAAGGAACGCAGCACTGTAATATTTACCTTGTGTTGGGTCATAAAGAAGCAACACAGGTCTATTTGTCGTTGCAACTGTAGTTGCTACTACAATATTTCCTGTAGTAAGCAAATCAGGAGGAGCAGCATTTGTGAAAACAAGCCACAACATATGCGCACCCGTTACAGGTGGTGTAATTGTAGCAATGTTTGTTGTTCCTGTCACAAAATTAAGAAAATGTGTAGGAGCAATAGTAGCAGCTGATGCAATCGTAGGTGGCGTTGCATTTTTGTCTGATTGAACACTACTAATGTTCTGAAAAAGTAAATCTGGCACTTTTCATCACCTCCTATGCAAGCGCACCGGGATACCATTTACCTTGTGACTTACTATAAATGAATAGTGTAGCCACATTTTGCCCTACTGTAACTGCTGTTGCAATATTACCAGTAGTTACAGTAGTGAAATTAGCACCACTTCTATTTATTACTACAAAAATACCACTAAAACCCCCACCAAAAGCAGGATTAATAGTAGCAAGAACTGTAGTAGAAGTAGTATTTGTAACATGAACAACATCAGTTTTTGGAGAAATTGCTGTTGTTAATGCAAGATTTTCCTCTGATACTTTTGTAGTTGTTCCAGGAATCATGCCACCACCTCCATTGATTCCTAATAACCAGCAGGAACAGCTAGACTATCGATATAGGCAGTAGCAGCAGGGTTTGAAACAAATGTCTGCATACCAACTACCATATAGAAGATTTCCGCAGTAGCAACGCCACCTGATGCACCACGGATTTCAAAGATATGTCTTCCATCAGTCTTATAAAAACCAATTGGAAGAATTTCAGCGCGTCCCCATACTTCTTCAACAATGAAGTCAATACGGGTTCTATCCCAATTAAAATGCTGTTTGACAGGAGCACCTGCCATAGTCATTTTATCGAAATACATATCAAGATTACCAGTTTTACCTGGCATCTGATTTAACACTGTGACTAATTGCCCAATTTCTTCATATGCCTGTTTTTGTGCAGGATGCATCCAAGCGGTAGGATGGAAATTATTGTCAATTCCAACCCTATCACCAACACGATTCATTGCTAAACGTGCTAAAGGAAGTGTTAATGCAACACCACCACCATTAACACGATTAGAACGAATTTCTGGTGTGCTTGAACGACTGAAACCAAGCCATGTTCCAGTAGAAGCATTAGAATGGTGATAAGGAACACCAAATAATGCAGGTAATGATGTAGGTGAACTAAGACCTTCTGCAACAATCACATCAGTAGCAATGGTTCCTGCTACTGCTGGTGTTACAATAATCTGTTTATTCGCTACATCATAACTAGTAATAACCGTAGAACCACGGTCAGTTACTAAAGTAGCATCGAAGATTTGAACCTGTTGGTCTGCACGCACTAATCTTACGCCAAAACCATCAGTTCCAAGTGTAAGTGTATCGAAACCAGCACCATTAGTAACTGCTGAAATAGTTCCTAATTGTCCAGTTCCAGATTGTTGTAACTGTGCATCTAGTTGCCTACGCATTTCATCTAATGATGTAGCAACTAAACGTCTAACAGCATTCTGAACAGCTTTACGGTCACTGTCAGTAGACCACTGAGTTAACTTTGTGTATTCCATTGCTTCTGACATGAATACAGCATTAACTACAGCCTTATCCCATACTGGTCCGCCACCACGTCCTAAGTCACCACCATCAGCATTGAAATACTGAAATTTACCACCAGGACGTAGTTCTAATGGGACGCGCATTTGACGATTTGAAATTTTTTCTACTGGTCGCTTAGCGATAGTAGCATAAAATTTATCGTCACGCTCGAATAGAGTTCTAACTTTTGGTATAACTCTTTCTAATTCGAGTCCTGCGACGTTCTCTTCTACAACTGCCATTTTTACCCCTAATCTTGCATGAGATAATCTATAGTCCTCATGCCTTCTGGAACTGTTTCCTTCTTATTATCAGAAGAAGATTTTCCACGATTAGATGGGGTTGTGGACCTACCCGGTGGAACTGGTCCTTTTTTATCCACTGATTCTAGTTCCTCTGAATCAGTTTCTTTTTGTTTCCTATTTAATCCTTTAAGAGCTTCGTTTCTGGCCTTTTTAATGACAGAAGGCAAAACTGTTTGTGCTCTTGAAAGATAGGCCCGTTTAATTTTATCCGTTGAATCTTTTGAAAAATTATTCTTAAATGCTTCTTCCCACAATTTATCTATAATTCCTCTAAATCGAGTATCACGATTTAAATGTTCATTAAGTGTTTCTAATGCTTCTCTAGTAGCATGTCTTTTAACAAAATCACTCATACTATTTTTTGGGTCAATATTACCATCAATAGTTGCTTTTAATACATTATCAATTCTAGTATTTAAATCATCTCTTGTTCGTTCAAAATTTTGGCGAACGATATTCTGTTCACGCGCCTTTAATTCTTTTTCTTTAGTGTTATCCTCTGGTTTATCCTGTGTTGCTAAATTAGTATGTGGAGTAAATTTACTACTACCAAATACAAATTGATTTAATAGTGCAGCTGCATTTTTAAGAGCATCATTACCAGTAGACTGAGCTTCCTCAACCATAGTAACAATAGTCTTTTTAATTACTCCACCTAATACATGAAAATATGCATTTTCATCTACTGTTCTTAATTTATCTAAATAACCATCAACTACTCTGTTAAATGTATTCTTATCATGTTCTTTAATGATTTTAAGAACATTTTCAGTATTTCCTTCTAACAAATCATTTTCATATTTATCTAATGTATCAGCTTTAGCTGCTACTTCTTTAGCATCAGCAATGGTAGAAAATAATTGGGTAAATTCCTGCTCGCGATAGTAAGCGCGTTCGAGATAAGGAAACTCTTTAAATAATTTAGGATATTTAGCAAGTATTTCTTTACGTCTAACAGGAGTCATTAACTCCAACTTCTCAGTTGGAACACCTTTTAATTCTTCTTCTAATTCTTTAAGGTCATCGTCTTCATCTTCATCATCTTCGTCTGCCTTATCTTCTTTACCTTCATCATCTTCATCTTCAACTTTTTCTTTCTTTTCAGGTTTCTTAGGTTTTTCTTCTTCTAATTTCAGAGGTTTATCTTCATCAGATACTTTATCATCAGCACCTAATAAATCAATGACTTCATTTTTATCAAGTTCTTCATCACCCTTATCAACTGGCTCAATATTATCATCAGGATGAAAAAATGGTATTAAATTAAGCTTCTTGAGGAACATTAGAATCTCCCATTATGGGTGCTTCCTGATTTGTTTCTTTGGTTCTTTTAGCATCGGGAGCACCAGCCTCTGCTTGAACCTGTTGCTGTTGCATCATCATATCTAATATTTGTTTATGCATCATTCCATGCAATAAAACATTTTTGTAACCAGCTTGATTTTCTACTTTTGCTAATCTACCAGCATCACCAACTACCCATTTCCTTACAATTTCAAAATGAATAGCATGATTATCAAAATCAGGGTCAATATCTACTGATGGTAATTCCTGTTCAGGTGGTGGGGGTAATCCATTAGCCTCAGCCTCCATCATCATCATTTCATCAGGAGGTTGAATTATTGGTTCTGAATTAAGTAATTGTTGAATTTCTTCATATTGTTTTTCTCTATCTTCTTCACCTGGAATATAAAAATCATTTAATCCTAATGCTTCACGAATAATAGGTAAGTTCTCTGGAGCAGCCATAGCTTGAAGAAACAGTGGATTATTCATTTCCATTAGTTTCATCAAGATGTCTCTAACTTGCTGCCAACTAAGTGGAAGATGTTCATTTCCTTCTAATTCAATTTTTCCTATTTTACCTTCTAATTCAGATTTACGAACAAATACATTTATGAAATTACCTAAATTATCTTTAATTACATCACGTTCATCATCTTTAACATCTTTAATATACTGAGGAATTACCTTACCAAAAATTTCTTTCCACCAGCTAGTAAATACTTTCCAAGGTGTCTGAAGTCTTTGTAATGCCTGACTACGAGACATCGAATAACCAGACGCGGTTTTATTATCTTCTAAAGAACCTCCAAATAATGAAGGCAATGCGCCTGATGTAATCTGACCTAATGACTGAATCATTTGTAATACAGGAATGATTTCAGCTGATAAGGTAGCAGTTTTTACTTCATAGAACGCGTCTCCCATTGTTTTACCAGATTTAGGTATAGCAGGTGTAATAGAACCTGGCTTAACTTCAGTTTTCTGGTAAGAATCAAAATCTAATACATTAGGGTCTGCAAACGTTTGTGGAACTCCATGCTCAATAGTTTGAAGAATTAATGAAATAATAGTTGATATAATTTCTTGAACAGAAACAAGTAACAGTCCTAGAGGGTCATGATGTAGGAAATCAGATAAGGGATTATGAGTTAATGTCCAATGGTCATCTAATGACTCATTCTCAGATTCTGCAAAAATATCGTTAATAAGAACTACTTTAGCACCTTTAGGATATTTCTTCTTTAATTTATCACATTCTTCCGGTTTTAGAATTTCAAATGCAGCAGGTCTTAACCACGCATTTCTACAAGTTACATTATTATTAGGTTCTTCTCCATCATACTGAGTTGAAAGTCTAGCCCATGATTCATATTTATCTTTAGAACCTTGAGGTTGAATTTTTTCTCTTAATTCTTTATCATGGGAATATCTAGCACGCGCCAATGCATAATGAGTTTCATAACTCCAAATCAAATAAGGACAGTCAGCTTGTTTCTTAGCATAGTTAGGAACTTTAACATAAAGTCCACCATATGCTTCCATACATTGACGTGATTTAGGATGTTCAGTTATCCCAACTAATCTAGAAGTAATTTCAGCTTCTTGTGCTATATTTGGTGTAACAGGAGTTTGGCATTCAGGACATACTTCCATTTCTGCCATTTCTGTAGGTTGTTCACCTTCCGTCATTAATTTATCTTCAAATTCATATCCACAAGTAGGACAAGAAGTTTTCTCATGAATTTCTTCTATATCTTCATATTGTTCTTCTTTATAAGTTCCATAACTTTCATCAGTTTTAGAATAATTATGGCACGCGACTAATCCCTCAGTGCAATAGATATATAGCGCGTGAACCCATAATAAATTAGCATTATTATGTCTAAATACTAGTTCAGATATTTGGTCTCCAGCTTTAGCAGTAGCCATATCCAATGGATTCTCTGCATCATCAGGATAACACTTAATTGGAGGAACAGTAGCAGATAATGCTGCAATAAGTGATTCGAGATAGGCCCTAAAAATATTAATCGGTTTATCATAGAATCCTTGGTCATCGTCTAACTCCTGTGGGGGAGCAATTCGCCAATCATGTGCAACTTCACTATAATAAGTATTCTGAAAACCATCCCATAAAAGTTTTAACTGACGCCACGTTAATAATTGACGTTCACGCGCAGATTCATCTTCTTTATCAAAATGGTCAACTACTTGTGTTAATAAACGAATTTCTTCTTCAGATGGTTTTTTCACTTATTTCTTTTTACTAAATTCCTTACGTTTCTTAGCTGGAGTTTTCTCAATGAATTCGCGTGCAACTTCAGGAGAGGGACCGGCATTAGTCCTAGCTTTACTAGGATTATGAGCCATCATCTGCATGAAACGGTATTGCTTAGCAGATTTAGCTGACATATTAAAATCCCATTCCCATTCCCATCATTCTTCTAAGTCTATCTTGTTGTGGGTCTATATAACCAGTCATACCAGAATTATCTCTTAAATTACCCCATTGTTCAGTTTGCCCAGTATTTATTGGCATCATAGTTCTATTTTGTGGCATAAAATTGGACCTATCAAATTGACCTGGTATTTGTTGCATTTGTGGTTGACCATAATTAGCTAACATACCATTACTAGGATTATCATTCATACCAGGTATATTACGTCTATTCATATCCAACCAATTCATTGCCATTTTACTTACCTCTTTTTCTGTAATAATCTCTATTTCTTACAAGTTCAGGACTAACTTCCGATTCAGAATAAAGAGGACGTTTTTTCATCCGTTCAAGCATTTCTTCTCTAGAGAATTTAGGTTCTTCTATTGGTGCTCTAAGAAGAATATCTTTTGTTCTACGCGGTCTGAATGATTCTTTATTAATTGCACCTTCTTCTAATTTGTCTCTATCATAAAATTGTCTAAGAAATCCTTTTTTACCTTGTTCAACATGACCTAATTCATGTGCCAATACATTTCCTAAATCTTGTTTATCTTTTTCAATTAATTCTCTATTAAGAGAAATAGTTCCAAATGGTCCCGTTACAGCATACGCATCAGGATTAAGCATCTTAAATATTGGGCCTGCTTCCATTATGCGATTAACGCGTGCTGCTTCATTAGGATATTCCATTTCCTGTCCAACCCACTGACGCTGTAATTCAGGCCATTTCTGACTTAATGATTCAGGTAGTGGATTTAAACCTAATAATCTCCTAATTAAAGATTGCTTAGGAGGCTGTTGTTCCTGGGGCACTTTCAGTCACTCCAATTAACTGTTCTTCTAGTTTCTCTATATCAGGATTCTTTTCTTCAAAATTCTTCATTACTCTAGCCTTAGCTCTATCTTCTGCTTCTAATGCTTGTCTTCTAGCACGCCAAGGAACAAATGTATTAGTTGCAATAGGTTTAAATTCACTTGATTGTGATTTTTCATCTGCTGGAGTTGATTCACGTTCTAATAATTTATTAAGAAGTATATGTTTTTCTTCACGTTCTTGTGCTAATTGAAATTTAAGAACTTCACAAGTTTCACACACTTCTTCTATACCAAACCATTTATACAAAAGTTGTTTAATCAATGTCTATACCTCGAAATAGATTTAACTTTACCACTTGATTCCATAGTTAACATATTACGATAGAACGCGGTCCAATCATTCGTCTGTTTAAGAATCTCAAGCATTTTTTCTTGCTGTTGAATCTTTTTAAATTCCGATTCAGCATCATTAAAAAATGAGTCAGCAGCATCTAAAGCATAACGCGTGGTATCATAAGGGTCATCACCTTCAAATTCCATTACATCTTCAACAGCTTTACCATCACTACCCTTTTGAGGATAATTACATGCTTTAATAGATTCAATTACTAATGGGCAACAATTTGGATGACCTAAATGGTCTCCCTCAGCACTACAACGGAATATAAGAATTTTAGGTAAATTAGTTTCAGGTTCTGGTGGATTATAAAGTGATAGATAATCTTTATATGCCCCAGCACCTTTCATACGATATACCCACATCGCGTATGCTTCATCGAATGCAGGTAATTCTTCAATTGGAATTAATGGCTTGGGTTTCCACCTTAAATACTCATGAACTAGCATCTTACCAGCAACACGCGACCCTGCTGAATTAACACTTAATTCAATTGTTCTACCTAATTCTTCACTAATTTGTTGCTGAACTGTATGTTCAGTTCCTCTATCTTGTTTAGCTGATTGACAAAATTTAATTAATCTTGGATTTTCTCTATCAATAATCTGTTTAGCTATTGGCCCCCATTCAGCAATCTTAGCTTTAGTGAAAGCTAATTCTCTATATTGAATTACGCGCTTCTTAGGACTAATAGCATAAAATCCTAAATAACACATTGCAGCATATCCCCAATCACCAATGACCATACGCGGCCACCAATCAGGAATTTCATGTGGTTCAATTACATGCAATGCATTAGGTGGTTCATCTGGATATAATTTATCTCTAAATTCATCAAATACTAATCCTAGATACGCATTCCAATCACCATGACGCTTAGCTTTCTTTTCAGCTTCAGGTCTTCCTTCTAATGATTGTGCATAAGTAGGGTCAATATGTTCAATATTATCATCTAAAGTCGCGTGGATATAGATTCGCTTATTACCACCGCGCCCAACAATGATTTTTCCGCCTGCTGGATAAGGGTCAACAAAACGTTTCTTGGTGAAAGTATGCCCAATACCTGATGGCATACCAGCAGCCCTGGTAATACTAGGTAATCCACTATCTTTAGGAGCACGATTTCTTTCAAAAGCAATATAAAGATAAATATATTCAGTAAGAGATGTAATTTCATCAGGTGAGTATAAAGATATTTCCATCGAATCATAAATGTGAACATTCTTTTCTTCCTCACAATGACCTAAGAAAATCATTGCTCCAGCATTTTTCATTCCTGAACCATATTGGTCTGGTCTAGGAAATGTCCATGCCATATCAGTGCCGTTAAACGTAGCACCAAACTTAGTATATATATCCCGAGCGCGTGGAACAATTTCTCTCTTTAATTCTGGTATAGTCCGTCTCATGAATACCTGTTTAAATCTAGGATTTTCATGAAATCTATGAACTATACCATACATTAATAATACATCCGACTTACCAGAACCAGCACCTCCACCATAAAATGCTTCTTTAATAGTCCAAGGTATTGCAAGAAACTCAGCTTGTTTAGGATTTGGTTTCCATTCTAATCTATCACCACGCGGTTTAGTTATTACATCCATTATTAATTAATGTGATACGTTATTTACTAGATAAATTAACACATCACTATATGTGAAATTACCATGATAATTAGCTGCTAAATAATTAATTTCAGGAATAGAAAGATTCTGTAATCTATATATGTAAGAAACAGATTCGGCTAATTGTAGTGCTTGAGGAATAGAAACTTGTTGACTGGGAAGTATTCTTAAATTACTAGGAATAGGTGGTAATATAGCTACTAGGGTAAAATTAACTGTAGCTTCTGGTCCACATTGATTTGCATTGCACGCGCGCACTCTAGCTATATGAGTTCCTATAGTTAATTGTGGAATAGGCCATATATAAGTTCCGGGAGGTAATACTGGTAGTCCTGTATCAACCCAATTACCATTATCTAATTGAACCTCAAAACGTGAAGTTTGACTAAAATCAATATCTGCTTGAGTAAAATCCCAACCTAATCGTCTCTGTTCATTTACTGGCCAAACAGTTTGGGCTAGAACAGTAGATGGAACTAACAAAATTAGGGCTACCAGTAATTTTTTCATATTACTAAACTTTTTCTTCCTTTAATTTTCTAATTTCTAATTCAAGTTCAGCAATTCGTTTATCAAAAAATCCTTCAATATCACTTCGCCTAAATGTATTTCTTTCTTGATTTTCTATTAATGCAATTAATTTAACATTAGATGCAGTATTTTCTTTTACTATAGTAGTGAATTGTTCAGTAGCTAATTTCCATAGTTCAGTATATTGTTTCACATCCTTTCTATAAAAGACAAACATGAAGCCTGCTAATATACCACCAATACCCAATGTAGCAAGCCACTCAATGAACGTAGCATCCATATCTGGGGACAATTTTTTAACTTAAGGTTACCGAATTATACTTTTACAGAAACATTTGTGTTACCAGTAGTGCAACGAATGAATGCTGCGGCAGTTTCTGCACCTACTGTATTAGCTCCAGTGAGCGCATCCCATCCAGTAGTTCCACTAACTGTATTTACTTCTACAACAGCATCAGCATGAACCATACACCTACGACTAGGTAAGGCATATACTACATTCTGCGTAATAGCGTGAACCTGTCCTGGAGTTAATGAAGTGATGTAAGCCATAATGATTTACCTAATTTATTTTAACTCTACCATGAAAATCACGTTTTCCAATAATAATATCGAATAAACGTTCATACCAGGTTGGAGTTAAAATCCTTCTTAAATGCCACCACATATCATTATTAAGCATTGGTAAATGTCATTGCTGTAATTATATTACCAGCATCAGTAACTGTTACTGCTGTAATATCAGCAAGGTCATACTCAGCGTGATGAGGACCTTCATCATAATAATCAACTTCTAGAACTTTTTTAGGTAAATCAAATCTCACAGCACGCGCATCATCTAATACTAAAGAAGTTACAGCTCTGCCTGGACCTAAATTGCCAGTTAATGTAACTGAGGTCATTTTAATCTCCTAATTATTCATTGGTAATAGTCAGAGCTAAGAGCTTCAACCAGTCTTAACGACTTGTGGGTCTTTCAAGCACACTCATCATCTGACCTACTACAGTGCTTTATTCGTTTTTATTACCAATGAAACCAAACCTATTCATTCACTCGAATAGTTTCGTAATATTGTTCTTTGCGAATTGAAGGCGCGTAAACTAAAAAGGTAGGACCAATTGAGGTAGGATTATTAGATTCAGGCGGTTCTATATTTTTAACTACAGCAGACATATCCTTGGCGATAGCTGCTAAATCCTTTGGTTTAGTTTCTTTTAAATTCTCATCTGTAATATGGCTAATAGCTCTAAGTAATTTAGACCTAGCTTTTGAAACTATTTTCATTTTTACTTCATCGTTATGATTCTTTAATGATTCATTAGGTTGATTATATGTTGCTAGTGAAGTTGCACCATTCGCATACGCGCTAACAGATGATGGGGATACATGAAATTGACGCGCTAAATCTAATGCAGCAGCGCGTCCTTCAGTAATACTAGTTTCTCCTATAATCTTGCGTAGTGCATCAGGAACATTATTATCACCTTCAGTGCGTCCTGGACGCAATTGTTCTACTATCTCAACATTCACCTTATTAGGTTCATTGAGCCTATTAATCTCGTCCAATAATTCTTCTTCTGATACTATCCCTAATGGCATGATATAATATTATTAAGTTAAATAAACCCCTAGTGGTCAGTGTGACACGAACCACAAGCCAAGTCAAGCCCTCCAAGTCCTCTAGGTTCAACGACTTAGCGCGTCCTCTTAGGGAGACATGGTCCGGCTATTAATATCATTGTAGGGCAGTATAAACAGTCTATTATTCTATTGTAATTTTTATTAAAATTAGGTATATACCTCCTTTTATGAAATATGGGACCCTAATTATAAGTATTAATATTTTAAAAAGTATTATTTAGAACAAACTTATAGATAGTCAATCTCCGACTTTATCCATTTTTTTGGTGCCAAGTGCAGATTAGTGTAGGGGTGTGCAATAGTGTGAAGTGACATTAATTGACTAGAGTGACAACAATTATTGTCATTGCATAGTTCGTGCCACTACTATATATAGTGGTATGCTTAGCAACACCACAAGATATAGTGGTTTTGGTAATGGCATGGCCTATGCTATAGTAAGGTGTAGACGCACGCACCACGCAAGGCGCGGCGAAACATGGAGAACAGCCTAACGCGAATACTACTCTAGCTCTATCGGCGATATCGCCTACTCTTTCAGGCGATTTGCTCGAATACTCTGCAAGCAACTAAAGCATTGATTCTTGCCCAAATATGAGAGCGGACTTCAGGGATGAGCCGAATGCTAAGAATCCCGTCGTGTATGCAATAGCAAACGGATACGCACAGTAACCACTAACACTAGTGATAGTTTTAGTAAACGGAACTTAACGCGTATCTCCACTAAGGATAACCGAAGTTCAGTTACTCTAAGGGTATAGCGGGCGATGTAGGTTGTTGCCCTAAGACTTAGATACAAGACCGGATACCTTAATAGTGGATAAAACGGGTATCCTTTTGTATTTTTTAGGATGCTCGATTAAGTTATTTCCGTGAAACCCGGAACTCTAGTAGTAGGACGCTACTTGACTAGATAATTGAGCATCCTAATGAATACAAAAAGGGGGAACATGACTGCTTATATTAGATACTGTGCGCCGCGTAACATACATCCTGAACAGATACAGGGAATCAGAATGATTTCGGTTTATCCTGTATCAGTCAATGAAATACGCCCGGAACTAGTAATACATTTCAAAGAACAGGATAAACCATCAAAGTATATTCCAATGCAGGATATACTAGCTATTTCCATAATGGAGGATTAATTGCAGAAACGTCAAGATAGACTGTATACAATCTTCAGTAGACGTGCTAATTCTACTGAACGATACAAGCGTATTACTCAACACGCGTATAAGTTAAGTCTCTGCCGCGTGATTTGGCAAGACTTAGCTATTCGACTGATACTTA